ATATAGAAGAAATCAAAGATAAAGGCCAAAGCCGTCCGCGTATTACAGGCGTCTCTAGTTACGCTGGCAAGACCCGAGACCTTAAGTATGATCCAGGTAATGGGCATTTAAAGTCTCATGTTCAATTTAAGTTGGTTGATGATTTTAAAACTCGCGACTTACCTTTCTGGTCGGAACCAGGAGAAGAGTCGCTGGGGTCTATGATTATTTATATTAACGAAGCAAATTCTTATGTTAAGAACTTGAAAGATACAAAGAATTATGATATCTTGTACCAAACCGCAGGCGCTCTGGCGTTGTCGTTAAAGGTGAAGTGTGACGATGATGAAAAGGCAATTGAAATTGTAAATATGTTCGGCCAACTTATGAACGACTATTCGGAAAGTGTAGCAGGTGTTATTGATGATGAAGAAGAAGAAGAAGAAGAAGAAGAAATGAAAATTGCAAGTAACTCTTGACAGAGAATAAAACATTTAGTATTATAGATTCAGTTGGTCGGGAAATTTGCCGACCTGCTTTAGCCAAAGAGCAAAAAAACATAAGGAGATAAAAAATGGCTTTGAATATTGATTTGATGAAACAGAAGATGAATGCCCTACAGGGAAAGGGTGAAAAGAAACGCAACTTCTGGCGTCCGGAAGATGGAGAGAATAATATTCGTATTGTTCCAACTGCAGATGGAGACCCCTTTAAGGAAAAGTGGTTTCACTATAACGTAGGAAGCCAAAGCTTCCTTTGTCCAAAGAGAAATTTTGGAGATAGTTGTCCAGTTTGTGATTTTGCGAACCAACTTTGGAACGAGGGTACTGATGATAGTAAGAACTTGGCAAAGACCATGTTTGCAAAGCAGAGATTCTTTTCCCCCGTGCTAGTTCGCGGAGAAGAATCAGAAGGCGTTAGAGTCTGGGGTTATGGTAAGTTAGCTTATCAGAAGCTTCTCGGTATCGTGTTAGATCCTGATTATGGTGATATCACTGACCCAGAAGACGGTAATGATCTTAAATTGTTGTACGGCAAGGCACCTGGTGCTTCTTTCCCGACAACGGATATCCGACCTCGCCCTCGTAAGTCTGTTCTCTGTGATGATGCAATAGGCGGCGACGAGCGCTGTGCGGAACTTCTGGAGACGATTCCTAATTTTGAAACTATTTTTGAGAGAAAGACGTCTGACGAAGTTCAGCAAATCTTGGATGGTCACCTGTCTGGCGAGTCAGAACAAATTGAGAAGTTTGGCGAAACTCCTGTAGTTGAACAGAAGAGTACAGATGATGTTGAGAAAGCTTTTAACGAGCTTTTGGGTTGATGTAGATGGGAAAGATAACAAAATTGAAATCTGGTAAAATATCTACAAAAGACATTATCACGCAGTTGAACAAGCGTGCAGGAGTAAATATCGCGTATGATTTGCAAGAAGAAAATCCAACAGATGTTAAGGACTGGATCCCAACGGGTTCTCGCTGGCTTGATTCTATCATTGCTAAAGGAAAGCTTGCGGGAATACCGGTGGGAAAAATCACTGAAATCGCTGGGCTTGAAGCTACAGGTAAATCATTCATGGCAGCTCAAGTCGCAGCCAACGCGCAAGAGAAAGGATTTAGAGTAGCTTACTTTGATTCTGAATCTGCGATTGATTCAAACTTTTTGGAGAGGTCGGGCTGCAATCTTGATGATTTGGTATATATTCAAGCGACTTCGGTTGAAAATGTCCTAGCTCAGATAGAGGATCTTTTGAAACTTCCAGAAAAGTGGTTATTCATTTGGGACTCACTAGCGTTAACTCCGTCTGAACATGATATAACTTCGGATTACGATCCGCAGTCTTCAATGGCCATGAAAGCCAGAGTACTGTCAAAGGGTATGCCGAAGTTAGTTCAACCCATTGCGAATGCTGGAGCTTCTTTACTGGTTTTGAATCAGTTGAAGACCAATATCACAAGGAGACCAGCAGAGGCTATGACAACTCCTTACATGACGCCTGGAGGAAAAACACTTCCTTATTCTTATTCGTTGAGAATATGGTTGACAGGCCGAAAGGCTAAGGCGTCTTTCGTACTGGATGAAAAAGGCTTCAGGATTGGTTCAGAAGTAAAGTGTAAAATTGAAAAGTCGCGATTTGGTTCAACCGGTCGTACCTGCAATTTTAAAATTTTATGGGATGTTACGGATCTTGTTGGCATTCAAGACAAGGAGAGTTGGTTTGACGCAATTCAGATTTCGGAGAACTTGGAGCAATCTGGTGCTTGGTACGCTTTAGTTCATGAGGACGGCACAAGAGAGAAGTTTCAAAGAGCCCACTGGATATCAAAACTAGAAGACGATAAATTTAGGAATAGGGTCCTCCAAATCATGGATGATGACGTTATTAAAAAATTTAGCGACAGAACAGGAAACGCTTCAGACTTTTATGAGCCTGAAGAGTCCGACACACCAAAACAATAAATATTGAAAAAAATGAGCCCCCTTAGCATTTTCAAGTAAGAGTAATGTGGCCGCGCTTACAGACAGGTGAGCCAGTTTTGCGGTTTAGAACTGAGGCCATGTCATAACTGAACGATCTTATGCTAAGGGGGCTCTTCATATGGAGAAAACAATGAAAACAATGAAAAGAATGATGATTGTAGACGCACAGAACCAATTTATTCGTTCCTATATAGTGAATCCGACTATGACACCAAATGGATTTCCAATTGGCGGCACTGTGGGTTTTTTACATACATTGAACAAATTGTGCAATCAAATAAAACCAGACTTGTTTGTTGTTGTTTGGGATGGCGAAGGCGGATCTCTGCAGAGAAGAATGATGAATAAAAGCTACAAGATGGGTAGAAAGCCACCTAAGCTAAAAAGTCAATCTTATAAGCGCCTTAACAGGTGGGTTAATGAGATGTCAGATGAGGAAGTGGAAGAGAATCGTCTCTGGCAACAATTAAGAACAATAGAATACGTCAACCAGATGCCTATAGTTCAATTTAGGGAACCCAATGTTGAAGCAGATGATGTTATATCGTATGTTAAATCAATGCCTGTTTTTTCTGATTGGCAAAAGGTGGTTGTTTCAAGCGATAAAGACTTTATTCAGCTTTTGGATAACGAAACTCTCTTGTTTAGACCAACACAAGCAGAGGTCTTAAACACAAATCGTATTCTAGAAACACATTCTATCCACCCTACTAATTTTGCACTTGCGAGAGCAATGGTTGGAGATAAAAGTGATAATCTTGACGGTCTGCCTGGCGTTGGCCTGAAGACAGTAGCAAAGGCTTTTCCTTTTTTGTCGGAAGAGAAGGATTATTTATTGTCAGATATTAAAGAATATTCTGAAGAGATGATAGAGGAATCTAAATTAAAAATTTATGATAAAGTACTTGAAGACTATCAGAAAGTATGTAATAATTACTCTATAATGCAGCTTGCCACTCCGCTTATATCAGTACAATCTGCATCCTATATTAACCAAACTTTTGAAGAATACGAGCCAATGCTAAATATGACAGAAGTAAGAAAAATGTTGTCATCTGATGGTATGATGGCTACAAACTTAGATTGTTTGGTCAGACGTTTTAACGCTATGATTCAGGAAGGAACAGGGTTTAATTAATGCTTCAAGCAAAAGAGGACTTTTCAAAATTTGGAAAGTCTTTTCAAGAAAGTCTATGTCATTTGATTCTTGAGGATCGTCCTTTTGCAGATCAAATATTTGAAGTTCTAGATGTTAACTTCTTAGAACTTACGTATTTAAAGGTCTTTATAAAGAAGATAAAAGAATACAAAAAGCAGTACGGCGTACATCCAAGTAAAAAGATTATGACTAGTATTCTTCGCACTGGTTTGACTGCAGAACAGGAGTCTGTTCAAAAATTACTTCGTGATTATTTTGCAAGATTACTAGCAAACCAGACCGAAATTGACGGCGCTGATTATATTAAAGATACAGCGCTAGACTTTTGTAAGAAGCAAAAATTAAAAGAAGCAATGATTCAATCTGTTGATTTGATTAAGAAATCTTCTTTTGATGAGATTTCAAAGATAATCAACGATGCGTTAAAGTTGGGAACGAGTAATGATATCGGTTATGATTATTTAGCAGATTTTGAAAAAAGATTTGAACTCAAAACAAGAAACCCTATCAGCACAGGGTGGACACCAGTTGACAAACTTATGAAAGGTGGCTTAGGTTCCGGGGAATTAGGTGTGGTAATCGCGCCTACAGGTGCTGGCAAGTCAATGGTATTGGTACACCTGGGCGCTCATGCTTTGTTGCGCGGCAAGAATGTTGTACATTATACATTGGAACTTGCAGACACAGTTGTGGCAGGTCGTTACGATAGTTTAATAACGGGCTACCATCTTAAAGACCTGCGTGTTTTTAAAGAGCAGATCTATGATAAAGTAAAGGAAGTACCTGGAAAACTTGTTGTAAAAGAGTATCCAACTAGGTCGGCTACTGTTGAAACAATTAAAAATCACTTGGAGAAAATGAAGAATCATGACTTCAAGCCAGACCTTATCATAGTTGATTATGGTGATCTAATAAGGCCAGAAAAGTTCTCAAAAGACGAGAAAAGACATCAGCTGGAAACTATTTATGAAGAGTTGCGGGGCATTTCACAGATCTATGAATGCCCCATATGGACTGCTTCTCAAACGAATCGTTCAGGTCTGAATGCCGAGGTTATAACTATGGAATCAATCTCGGAAGCATTTAACAAGTGCTTCGTAGCAGATTTTATTTTTTCGGTGTCAAGAACAGTTGAGGACAAGCAGACAAACGGTGGAAGAATTTTTATAGCTAAAAATAGAAACGGGCCAGACGGGTTAGTGTATCCACTATTCATGGACACTAGCAATGTAAAGATAAAAGTTCTAGAAAAGCCACTTAGTAACGAAGACATGGAAGATGTGGTTAAGAATGCAGCAAAAAAACAAAGGGATCTACTGACTGAGAAATATAAAAAATACAAAAATAAGGGGAGTAAAGAATGAGTTTATCAAAGGAAATTTTATCAGACATTACAGTTCACATGAAGTACGCTAAATATTTGCAAGATGAAAATCGTAGAGAAACTTGGGAGGAACTTGTTACTAGGAATATGAATATGCATCTTAAGAAATATCCAGATTTGGATTTTCAAATTAGGAAAGCATATAGGTTTGTTTTTGATAAGAAGGTTTTACCTTCTATGAGATCTTTGCAGTTTGGGGGGAAGCCGATAGAGGTCGCACCAAACAGAATATTTAATTGTGCTTACATGCCCATTGATGATTGGAGATCTTTTAGTGAAGCTATGTTTTTGCTTTTAGGGGGCACGGGTGTAGGGTTTAGTATACAAAGGCACCACGTTGAAAAATTACCAGAGATAAGAAAACCAAACTCTAAGAGGAATAGAAGGTTTCTTATTGCAGATTCAATTGAGGGTTGGGCCGATGCGGTAAAGGCTTTGATTAGAAATTATTTCTTCGGCGGTTCCAGATTGAGATTTGATTATTCTGATATTAGACCAAAAGGCGCACAGTTGATAACGTCTGGGGGAAAAGCCCCAGGACCACAGCCGCTTAGGGAATGTCTAGTAAAACTTGAGGGTCTACTTTCTCAGAAGGAAGACGGTGAAAAACTTATTCCAATTGAAGTGCATGATATGGTTTGCCACATAGCTGATGCTGTTTTAGCTGGGGGAATCCGACGTGCGGCTTTAATCTCTCTTTTCTGTGCAGATGATAATGATATGATTTCTGCCAAGACAGGAAACTGGTGGGAAAAGAATCCGCAAAGAGGTCGTGCTAACAACTCTGCTGTATTGTTAAGGCACAAGATTGATAGAGAATATTTTATGGATCTGTGGGATAGAGTAAAAGCTTCTGGTGCTGGTGAGCCTGGATTTTATTTTTCTAATGATAAAGACTGGGGTACAAATCCGTGCTGTGAGATTGGTCTCCGTCCATATCAGTTTTGTAATTTGACAGAAGTGAATGTTTCAAACCTGGAAAGCCAAGAAGATCTAGAAGAGAGAACAACGGCAGCAACATTCATTGGGACTTTGCAGGCCAGTTACACTGATTTTCACTATCTCAGGGATATATGGAGAAGAACAACAGAAAAAGATGCTCTTATTGGTGTCAGCATGACAGGTATTGCTT